ATTTGTCAAGAATAGGTTACTTTTTGAAATAGAAAAGTGATTGATTTTAAGTAATTTTTTCAAAGTATATATAGTATAAATAATTTTATTTTTAATAGAAAAACAAGCAAAATAAACAAGTATAAAGTTTTTTAGTAACTCTTTCTTGACAAATAGTTACTATATAGAATTAAAAAAGGACTATACAATGTAATCCTCTCCAACGATATTTTTATATTCTATTGTTTATTTTGTACCACATGTAATAATAAGGTGATATTTTTTATGATAGAAAAATTAAACGAAAATGCAAGTTTAGGTCAATTAATAACTGCTTTTGAAAATAGTACAAACGAAATTAAAACAACTAAAAATAATTTAACAAATATATTAGGTAATCCGTTTTCAGAAGGTACTAGATTTTCAGAGTTTGAAACTAACTTACAAACACTTATAGCAACATTTAAAAATAATCTAAAAAACAAAAATGTAAGTATAAGTGATATAGAAACCTTAGAAAGTTTAATAGATAAAATTAGTAATATTAACGCATATACGACTGCTAGAGGTGTACAAATTAGAGTTCCAACGGATTATTTACCTTATAGAATTACCACTAATGTAGATTTTACACCAGTGGTTGCTTATGTATATTGCAATGTTCCAATATATAAAGCTGGAAGTTTTAGATATGCAAATAGTTTACATCATACACCAGGTTATAATGAAAATGGAGCATTAGGGAATGGTTATTTTTTTAATATATCTAATTTAGATAAAAGTGGTTTTCTAATTAATGTTGGTTATGACAAACTCGATACGAGACCAAACTATAACGATATTTCTTGGGTTGTAATTGGGTATAAATAAATTTAGATTAAGGAGATGGATAGAATGAATAGAGGTAACAGAATAATTTATGATGATTTAGGAAAAATTTGGATGCAAACAGGTGAAGCAACTGGAGATATATTACCACATAATAAAATAACGAAACTATTTTATATTGATATTGAATATGGAAGTATAAACTATAATAAACAGTATATAGAGTCTATAAATATAGAAACAAAAGAACCTGTTATAAAAAATATTCCTTTAATTTTAACAGAAGAGGAAAAAAGAATACAAGAATTAGAAAATCAAATATTGATTGCAGAAAATGAAAAATCAGGAGGACTATTATAATGAATATAAATAATGTTGTAGTAAGAATATTAGCAGAGAGAATATTAAACGGAGGATTAAACCCCTTGAAAAACAGACCTTTTGAGTTAGATGACGTGACTAACACAGAGTACAGAAAAGCTGTAGAGGATTATATTATAAAAAATAGTGGAGTAGTAGAAGGAGCAGAACCAACTATATAGAGGGTTCTTTTTTTATTGAAAGAAGGTGACTAAATGACTTTTAAAGAGTTGGTTAATAAAGTTAGAAATCTTGTATTAGAAGCAAAGAATGTAACTATAGAAGATACAGAAAATAAATTCACTAGTGAAAATGTAGAAGGAGCATTGAAAGAATGTATAGATAGAGCAGATTCGGCTTTTCAAAGTGCCGATAGTGGAAAAGAGTTAATTGCAACTGCTATCGGCTCTCCTGCTACATCAGAACAAACATTTCAAGAGTATGCGAACTATATTACAGAGTTTAAAGGTACTATAACTGATTTACAGCAACAAGTTAATATGAGATATAAAATAAGTGCAGGTTCTTTCGAAGGAGAAGAAACAAAGCCATATAAGGTTACCTTCCCTTCTGTTCCTACTCATCTTGTAGTATTTTCAATAATGAACGAAAAAGAATGCTATTATACTCCATTGAAACAAAAATTAGAAAGTAATCCAGGTGATAGTACTGCTTATATTGAAATTAATGCAGATGGAAAAGGAGTTGATATAACATGTGGTACAAAATAATAAAAAAATACTACGAAGATAAATTGTGGTCTAAAGAGCAAGTTAAAACAGCAGTAGAAAAGAATAAGATAACAACAATAGAATATAAAAATATNTTCTTGACAAATAGTTACTATATAGAATTAAAAAAGGACTATACAATGTAATCCTCTCCAACGATATTTTTATATTCTATTGTTGTTATCTTATTCTTTTCTACTGCTGTTTTAACTTGCTCTTTAGACCACAATTTATCTTCGTAGTATTTTTTTATTATTTTGTACCACATGTTATATCAACTCCTTTTCCATCATTGCAAAAGTTAATGTTGCTGTTTCTTCTCTTAATGCTTTTACTTCTTCATGTATAGCTATAGTTGCATTTTTAGAATTTTTTTCTAGTTCCTCATGTGCTTTTATCTCTTCTTCTTGTTTCTTATGCATTTCTAAATATTTTTCTGCTGTTTCTAAAGCTGTCAAACTCTTATCTAGTTTATATATAGATTTAATTGTATTAACTGACTCTATATTTGTAACTCTGTTATAATCATCAAGTATTAGAAATACTTCGCTTGTTTGGAAATCATAATTACCTTTTAAAATTTCTTCTGCTTCTACTCCATTTATTTTTTCTTTTTTATCCCATATCTTTATCATTTTTATTTTCTCCTTTTTATAATTCTGGTATAAAACATTTATACCTACTATTCTCATAATAATATATAAATTTATTCTTTACCGAAACCGCTTTAATTGAAGTATTATTAGGTATCGTAGTTTTAAGGTCATAAGTTTTTGTAGTAATTACTCCGTTTTGATTGTACATTTTAACATAAAAAGTTGTATTACTTTTATGTGCTATATATAACATATTGTTAATTTCTACTGCAAATTCAACATTCCAACCTTCTAGTCTTGTAAAACTACCAATATCCGGTCTATAAACATTTATAGAATGACTCCAAACACCTCCAGGGTCTGTTCCTCCTGTTATGCAAAAATTATAAGTATTTGTTTTTGCACATACAAATAACCTTCTATATCTAGAAGCTATTAAAGTTGATTTAGTTGACCAAGTATTTGTACTAATTTTGTAATATTCACTAATATTACTTGTTGTAGTTGAACTACTTGTATCTATATAACCATACAGTACATGTATTTCATTAGAATAGGAGTTTCCACAAGTTCCACCTCTAGCAGTAATCATATTAGGTATAGATGACCAATAATTTGCACTTATATTGTATCTTTGACAACTTGAAATGGCTGAACCATTATTATATCCGCCGATAACATAAATATACCCATCATAATAAATCATTGAAGCTTCTTCACGAAATGTTGGAGCTGCTAGAGAAGTACTAGTATTTGTTAGTGTATCATAACGTTTAAAATACATTACTGAACTAGTATTATCAAGAAAATATACATAATTATCTATAGCTATACAAGGTGGATATGGTTTTAAACTTGAAGAAGCTCCATCTAAAATTATATTTTTAGGTTTATACCAGTTTGGTATGTCTGTATTTCCTAGTTCAATATTATAAACTTTATTTACCATATTTTGGACGGTTTCATTTGAAGAAGTTGAAATACCTTTTTTTGTTAAATTAGTTGCTAATGTACTCTTGAAAGTTTGTATTTTTGTTTTAGTAGTGCTAAATGAATCAGTTGAAATAAAAGGACTTCCTAGCGAACTAGCTAAGTTGTCTTTAGCATTTTGAAGGTCATTTTTTATATTCTCAAAAGAGTCCATAACTTCTTTTATACTTGAATCTTCTTCTAATTTTATAGTCATTAAATTCCTTCCTCCTTTTTAAGTATCCTTTCCGTTTAGAAATGGTTACTTAATACTTTTGTAATCTTTGAATTTACTACCTTATACATTAAAGTAAATTAATTTAAAATATAAAGCTGTTTTTAGAATAGTTTAAATTTCTATCTCTTTTACTTTTTTAAGTAACCATTTCCTAAACGAAATAGTTACTAATTTTATAGTTCTGGTATAAAACATATAATATTTCCATTTGAACAATAATATACAAATTTATCTTCAACTGAAACAGCTTTAATGTCATAACTTGATGGTATTCTTAAATCTCCTAAATTTCTTTCAAAAATTCTCCCATTTTCCCCAAATGCTATGGTTGTGTACTTACCAGATGAATAATAATCGTAATTACCTAAAAGCAAATAATTTTTTATAGGTACAACAAATGACTCTGATGTACCATATCTACCGCTTATAGTTCCAGCTATTGGACTATAATTAGCTATTATTACAGAATAAACATTATTTGGGTCACTTAAACCATATACAACAAAATTATTTGAACCTTTTGCACAAGTGTAACCAGCGTATTTTGAAATTTGTAAATTCCCTTTATTGGTCCATGTATTTGTATCTACAAGAAAATATTCAGAGGTATTAACAGCTACACTGTCAGTAGTATTTTTCTTTCCATAAAAAACATGTATTTGATTTTTATATGCTTCTCCACCTGCTCCAAATCTATTAGCTCCCATGTTAGGTAAAGAACTCCAAGTTAAAGTTTTTACATTATATTTTTTACAAGTACTTAAAGCTGTGCTACCAGATAATCCACCTATTTGATAAATTTCGTCATTATAACTTACAAGTAAAAAATTAGTGTTATATGCTGGAGATGCAAGACTTGTAAGAGAATTTGCTATAGTATTATATTTTCTGAGATACATTGTATTTTTGTCGTATTTAATAAAGAAAAAAACTTCTTCGCCTATAGCCGCAGCATAGTTATCATTTCTTATATAAGAATCAGAAGCCGTGGTTATTGAAAGATTTTTTGGTTTATACCAAATTGGAACATTCACATTTCCTTGTTCTATTTTACCTACATTTTCAACTAATATTTTAAAAGGTGTATTACTTGCAGTTGATACGCCTTTTTTATTTAGGTTTGAAACAAAAGTACTTCTAATTGAATTTAATGTATTCCTAGTTGTATCTAACTTGTCATTCCCTGTAAAGGGTGAACCTAGAACATCAGCTATATTATTTTTACCTACTTGCAAATCATTTTTTGCAGTTTCTAATGTATCTATCATTTCTCTTAGTTTTGCATTTTCTTCTAATTTTGTTGCCATTTTTCACTCTCCTTTATTAAATCATATCTATTAAATTATTCACTATAGTTATTCCTTTAGTTCTTTGACCACTTATTTCTACCATTATTTCCTCTAATACTCCATCTAACTTATCACTTGTAAATCTATCATTAGCATCTGTAATACTTATACTGGTATCTATAAGCTGTATACTGCTAATAGAATCCTCTATTTTCTTAGACGAATAAGTAGTCATTTCAGACACTCTGTTATCATCCACAGTTGCATTAATAAAATGAGTTTCTGCATTTCCATTTATCACATAAACGTTTAATTCTGACCTTGTTTCACTTCTAATCTCAATAGAATTATCATCTATAATTTTAAAGTTTGTAACTACATTTTCTTTTGTAGTAGCATCTATAATATTTACAACTATTCTCTGTGTTAACAAACTATGTGTTACAGTTGCTTTGAATCCATTTTCTGCATCCTCAACCCAATCATCAATTGTTATTATTTGAGTAGATGCCACATTTGAACCACCTGCGATTAATTGGTCAATTTTAATATTTTGTTTCTCATTTTCTGTGTCAATTCTAGTATTTAACTCTGTTTTAGTTGTATCAATTTTAGTATTAACAGTACCTATTTTAGTTTCTAAGTCTTGTATATCTTTGAGTGTTGCAAAGATTATTGTTGGGTCAATTTTAAGTTCTATATTATTTACATTAGATACAATAAGCACAGTTTTAACCTTCATGTCTACCACTGCACCTTGTTCTATAGAAGGTTTATAACACTCTTTGTATTTAGAAATGGCAATTAAATTATTTTCATCATCTAAATATCCTATTTCTCTTATCATAAATCCGCCTACACTTGATGGTATTAAACTCTCTAATATTATACAATTTGGTGCAGTTTCATCTGTAGTTGTATTTCCGATATTGCCTTCCCATACCACATTTTTGAGAGCTGTCTGACTCTCAGTTGGAGTATATTCACTCCCTCCTCCATCACCAAGTTGAATTTTTACAAATCCCACTTTATTACCTGTGACACTTGCATTTGCTATCTTCGCTTTTCCTATGTCTGTTAATATTGTGTAGTAACTTTTATCTGTAGCCAAACTACCACCTCCTATCTAATAAATTGTAACCTCTTGATATCCAAACC